CAATTTATTCCAGTTGATCCAAGATATTGGGACAACAACAAAGACATCGTAGTTAATGTTGGTTTATCCAAATCTTCCGATGAAGAAAAACTTGGTTTCTTAACACAACTTGCAGCCAAGCAAGAACAAATACTACAAACATTAGGACCAAACAATCCAATCGTATCTTTACAGCAATACGCTAATACTTTGGCAAGATTGGTTGAAATGGCTGGCTTTAAAGACGTTAATAGTTTCTTAAATACGCAAGTGCCACCACAACCACCAATGCCACAAGAGCCACCACAGCCAGATCCAACCGCATTGTTGGCACAGGCTGAAGCTCAGAAAGCACAAGTACAAGCCCAGAAAGCTATCATTGATGCCGAAACAGATCGTATGAAAATCATTATGGACGATGATCGTCAGCGTGATATTGAAGAAGCTCAACTTAGAATTAAAGTTGCTGAACTGCAAGCTAAGTATGGCGCACAGGTTAATATCGCTGAGATCAATGCCATCATGGAACGTGATCGTGAATTAATCAGACAAGCACAAAAATCTCAGTCACAAGGATTATTTAGAAATGTCCCAACTGAAAATATTTGATGTGCAAATTGCTGAAGGCGATGAAGTTTATATTGCCAACGATGTTAGAGCATTAAACAAAGAACAAGCAGTCGATTTTGCTATTGTTATGTTTGGTGGTTTAATAGATGCAAGTTCAGAAATAATTAATGTTGAGGAAAAGTTAATACACTAATGGCAATTGAATATAGAGGTGAAAGGTTTAGCGGTTACAACAAACCTAAAAGAACACCAGGTAAAAACAAAAAGTTTGCCGTCCTTGCTAAGAAAGGTGAGCAAGTTAAATTAATTCGTTTTGGTGATCCCAACATGACCATCAAAAAAGACCAACCCAAAAGAAGGAAGTCATTTAGGGCCAGACATAAATGCGACACCAATCCGCCTAGCAAACTAACAGCTAGATATTGGTCTTGCAAAAAATGGTAGCCAAAGTTGATGACAAAACATCTTTAAACATTTCACTAAGTTATCTAGTACAAATCATTGCGACCATTAGCATTGCTGTCTATGGTTATGCCAACATAAGTGAGCGTATTGAAAAAAATGCCAGAGAAGCTCGCAACATTAGAGGTAATCAAAACAATTATATCTTTCCTGATATTAGAGAACTAGAAGCAAAAACAGTTGAACTAGAACGACAAGTCTTTGTCTTGGAAACTGAGATTAATTTATACAAACAAGAGATAGATGGTTTAAGGCAAAGAGAGTACGAAAGCCTACAACAATGCGAGAATCCAAGTTAATATAAGGGTATGAAAGAAGAGTTGGTCAATGAGATTAGAGACCACATTAAAGAATACGAAGGTTTCTCAGCTTTAGTTTACGAATGTACTGCTGGTTATGCCACTATTGGTTATGGCAGAAATCTTGAGCAAAGAGGTATTACCAAAGAAGAAGCCGAACACTTACTAGCCAACGACATCAAGCAATGCATCAAGGAACTGAAAGGCATTATGAATAAGTTTGATGATCTGCCAGAAAAGGCTCAATTAGTATTAATTGATATGTGTTACAACTTAGGGCTATCCAAGTTACTTAATTTTGAGAATATGCTTGATGCCATTGATGCTAGAGACTGGGAGAAAGCATCAGCCGAGTTGCTTGATTCACGTTATGCTGCCCAAGTCAAAAGACGTGCCAGAATCAATGCCGCTTACCTCCTTTCTTGTGCTGACGCAAGTTAGCAATCATTTGAGCTAGATTAATTAATTCATCTTCCTTCATGTCGTGCTTCATAATATTGCAGCGATAAGTGATTAATTGAATGTTGTTTGGTTCGTAACCACGAGTGGGATTAATTCGGTCAATGGATATGTTAGTGTCGACTTTGCCTTGCCCTGTCACCCATGTCATCTTCTGCCCTGACAGATTGCATTTGCCATCTTGTCTGTGGTAACAGTTGTAGATGTGTGCCTGTGTTATATTCCATGTTAATTCGGCTCTGGATGTTCGTCTGTTGCCTGATGTGACTTCGTATTTTAATTTAGAGAAGAGTTTGTCCATGTAGGCATAGGCATCTGTCCCTGCCCTGCTAGAACGATACTTATAATCGCATTTCTTACACCTAGCTCTCAGCGTACCACGATCAAGGTAAGCGTTAGCTGTTGTTATTGGTATTTGACAGTCTTTGCATAGCTTCATGTTTATAAGACAAAAATCCTACCTGTAAATCTTTAATGTCATCGTACCTAACTTTGACCAATAAGTCTTTTCTGCCAAAACGTGTGTAGAGTTTATTGAAGTCGTCTTTACTGATGGCACGACCAGTTATGTTGTTGCAATAATTTAATAAGTCGGTGCGGTTAAAAAAACAAAATTGTTTTAATTCGACAACATCAAAAACAATGTAATCAGCCTTACCTTTTAACCAACCATCTTTGCCTTGTACATTGTTAAGCTCTAACCAGATGCAGTCTAAATGACGATTGCCTTTGACATCGATACCTTTATCATCAACCCAAAAGTCAACGTGTTCATAAATGTTTTGATCTCTAGTGGATGGTAAGACGAACTTACCTTTGGCTTCCATTAGACGCTTGAAGTGCTGTTCTGCCTTTTCACCTTCTTGGTTGCATTGAGCTAGTCTTTCTTCAAGTGTCATAATTAATGTGGTGGTCAACAAGATTGGCAGTCAATGAACTTAGATTGCGAGATTCTGCGCTTCATCTTGTCTTTGTTCATCGACACCACCACCTACCGATTGGATTCATCTCGCTTCAATAAACTTTTAATCCTCTATTTTTTTTATCCTCACTGTTTTATTACGTTTGGTTTCTGGTTCATCGAGTGGTACGGACACCATCTTGCTTTTGCGTGTCGTTGTACCCCATTGCACCTGATAGTTATTAATGCGACCAAACTCTGAGTCTTGCATCATGTCTTGCAAGGCGATATTGGCTTTCTCCTTGAGTTTGTTGGCTTCCTTAATAGTTTCATCGGCATTGATGATTTGTTTGATGTAGGTCTCTGCTGTTGGCTCTAAGTCTATTAATTTATCTTTCTCGACTGAGCTATGCAGTAGTTGAGTGTCTTCCAATGAGAAAGCAGGGAAGTAATCTTCTTCTTTAATCCTCCTGTCAAAATCAATAATCTTCTCTGCCATCTCACGTTCAAATGGGAAGTCACGTCTCATAACGTAAAGCTGTAAGAGGGTTGATCGGTATAAGGTGGCGACCACAGCCCAATCAACATCCCCATTACAGCAACTCATTTGTCCTTTGGCTTGTATCAAACCACGCCATGCTTGCGGTATGCCATCTTCAGGTGGGAAGTCGGCAGTACACTTAATCTCGATTACGCCCTTACCCTGCAAGATCATTGGCTCACCTGTCTCAGTATAAATGCCAAGTTCCTCATTGGGTTCAATCGTCAGATTGTCAGCTTGTGCATATGAGTCAACTGATCCCCAAAGTGGCAGTGTTTCATGTTTAACTGGTATGGTAACCTCAGTGTCAAGGTTGGTTAGACCAAGACGTTTGGCTGCTAGTTGTGCAACGACACCTTCTAAAGCGTCACCTACCTGTTGAACAGCAGTCTGCTCATATCTTACGTTCTCGCCATTCTTGGCTCTTATGTTCATGTCCAACACTTTATTGGGTGTCGACCATTTTGATTCACCGCCTAAGATGTAAAACAAATTAGAACAGGTGCATTTGTCATCTGGTGTTATCTTACCTACCATCTTTGTCTCCCTTTCTTGTTAATAATTTATGCATACACCAATAGCCTAAAAGCAATGCCCCAACCGCACATACTGGCATTAATAAATAAAAACCTAGCTGTTGCATATCACTGAGAAAGTTGAGCCACCAATTATAGGTTGCCATATCCATAGTTCCGTTATAGACCATGCGTTCTAAATCTCCATTAGACATATTCATCTCCAGTTAAAATAAATTTAGTTAATCCCATGTATAGGTCTTGCAATCGTAGTATCTGTTGTCTATGACTGCTCTTGCCACTTAGTTCAATGTCGTCAAGCCTAGACTCGATACAGTCGATCAAGTCTTGGGCTTCAGCTTTATTAAGTATCATAATTACCCCTTATTAATGTTTAAGATTTGGCATTATTCATTTCACACAGAATTTCATACCTTCTGTCTGTTTCATATTGTGTTATTTTTTGTTGACATATTTTTAAACAAAGTTCATCAAATTTAGCTGCCAAATCATCAAGCTCTTTTTGTGTTGGATTGTTTTTTGCTTGCATAAACACAACACCGATTTCGTCTATAAACTTTCTTTTTTCTTCAGCATCAGCAAAACCTTCTTGCCAAACCTTTGAAATTTTTTCTGCGTAATAATTCTTTTTATAGTCATCATTTTTATTGTGCAGCCTATTCCTTTCAACAAAATCTGTTTTTATGGGTGATGAAAATATCTCAGCATATTTTTCTTTTAAGTATGCTTGATTGATAAATTCTTTTTCGTATTCGCACTCAACGCAATCTTCAGGACAAATGTTATTTGCCTTTTCCAATATATCGTCAATAATTTTATCTACTGGTGTTACCTTTGGGTCTAAAGGCACTAAATTCCTTACACGTTTTTTTATATTATCATTTTTCATAATTAATTAGTATACATTAATTTGTATACAAGACAACCCCTTGACAAATAAAAAGTATACTCTATATTAGTATACATGAGTAAAGAAGTTAAAAAGAAACCTGATACAAGAAGGTCAATATTGATTGAAGATGATAAGCATAAAGAGATGATGGCTTACGCTAAGAAGAATGGATTGGCACTTGTTAATTTAATTTGGGAGTCGTTTAACACTTATAAAGATGGAAATATACAATCCAAATGACAAGATTTTCAAAGAAAGAAATGGTCGTAAGGCTGTTTGGATTGATCGAGAACTTGTCAGCAAGATAGAAGCCTACGCTAAGAAACATGAGAAATGTCCACAGCGTTTGGCAGAGTATATTTTGTCTTTAGGGGTAAATACAATTGAACACTATCCGCAAAAAACTATCGAGTTTGATGTAGATAGCTTGTAGTTATATCTAGGTTGGTATAACTTAAATATAGGAGTATATCTTATGCAATTTGAATATGACGATAAGTCTGATGGGCTTGGTACGATGTATATAAAGCATCATCACAAGCTCGGCAAATTCGTTGGTTCTGATGGAATGGCATTGGAACTGGACTCTTTCGCCTTGTGTCCTAAATCGGTTAAGACTGGTCTTGGTCGATATACACAAGAGAATGGTTATGAGTTTATCTGGGATGATAAAACTGGTGTGCCTAACCCTGACATGGATAAGTATGTCAAGGAAGGCTATACCAAAGCATTTCAGTGTTTCTTATATACCAGTAAGTATGGTGTCATGTTATGGCAACGTTTTCAGATATTGGAGTGGAATGAATGGTATAACGCCATGAAACACGCTCACAATGCGTCTGATGCCGATGTTAATAAGGTGGCAGTATTTAAATACGCTGGCAGTGAACCTGTTGGCACTTATGGTAATTACAAGCCTAATTTGGAATTTGTTAAATGGTCTGAACGACCACCTGAGTTTGTCATTCCTGACATCACTGATCCAGTCAGAGATGAGAAGAAAGACGACAAGCCTTACGATGATATTCCCTTTTAATGGCTGACACTAAGTTTCCCTTTTCAGTCACAATGGCTAACTCCATCAAGAAGAAGGAGTATCCGCCTGTCGATTGGTTAATTCCAAATCTGTTTGCCAAAGGCGATCAGATTTTATTGGCAGGTGCGACTGGACTTGGGAAATCTTTGGTTTCATTATTAATTACCTTATCAGCAGTCACAGGTCGTCAATTCGGCTCTTTGCCATTGGCATTACCAACCTTAGAAAAGCAAAACAGAGCTTTCTATCTGGATGCCGAAATGCCTGAGTCTGTGGTTGCTGAACGTCTTAAACGCACAGAATTAAAAGATACTGAAGAGTATTTTTTGAATAATATCTACTTCTGCAATCAGGTTGAACAAGACTATCGTTTTGATTTGACCGATGAAGAGTCGCAAATTCATTTAATTAATTTTACGAACATTATGAGCATTGACTTGGCGGTCATTGACAATATCTTTTCGGTGATGTCATTAAAGTCATTCAATGACCCAGAAGAATATATTAAGCACTTAAAACCGCTTCTGTTTGATTTCAGACGCAATCGCACGACTGGATTGTTTGTTGACCATTTAAACCGCTCAGAAGAGTTGTATGGCAACATTACCAAACAAATCCACTTCGACACCATCATACGTCTAACCAAAGACGACAATGATGTTTATGAGTTGGAGTTCAAAAAGAACAGAAGGATTGGCCTCATGGATTCGCCCATGACGTTCAAGATTGACCCAACTACCAATGTTGTCACTTTCCATTCTAAAGATGAAAGAGGTGACATCGAGACATACATGAAGAACAATTTTGTCAAAACCCAAATGGCAGCCGAGAACATGGGGAAAACAAAATCACAGATTATTGACATCTTGGTTGAGTCAGCCAAACGCATCAACAGCGATTGGGAGATCACAGACGAAATGGTGAAGTCACGGAAACACAACCCAAATCGTTACTTTGATTAATTTTTCAGTTAATAACACCCCCTCCCCACAGAGTCTTTATAAGACTCTCTGTGTGGGGGGAAGTTATTTAACTGGCGTGTGGAGTGACATATGGTAAAATGGTAATTGTATGAAAAAGGCATATAGAGCGAGTTTCCCACCTTTTGATGACCAGCCTAAAGAAGAAAAGGCTGAGAAATCCTCGCAGGTGGATTTAGTAAATTCCCCCCCACACTATAATAATGGGGGTATAGAGTGTATTGATTACATAGATCAACAGCTTGGGGAGAACGATATTTACTATCTTGAAGGCACGATTATGAAGTATCTTCATAGATGGAAATATAAGAACAAACCTAAAGAGGACTTAGAGAAAGCTCGTTGGTACTTGGATAGGTTAATTAGTAAACTTTAATTTAATTTGTTTGGGCGGCAGCGTATCTCTTACTCCTATATTTCTTGTTGTCGCCCTCCTTCTTTAATTTAATTTAATTTATCCTTTAATTTAATTTGCTTAATTTAATTTAATTTAATTTGCTTAATTTAATTTAATTTAATTTAATTTGTGTATGGAATTTAAAATGAAATTTGATACACGATCTTTTGACAAAGATGTTAAAAACATGAATCGTGCTATTAAAAAATCAATTAAGGAAGTTATAGACTTTGCGGTGATTGATTTGCGTGAAAATTACCAAGAAGTCACAGTTAAAAAATTAGATGTTGTTAGAAATAGTGGCAGACTAAGGCCATACACAAAAAATGCAGTGCTTTATAAAAAAGCAAAATTAAAAGATTTGGTTGCTAGTGTTTATATGAAAAAAGCACAATATGAATATTTAAAAAATACCATTGATGAAAAACAAGTAAAATTTAAGTCACCTAAAAAAGAAAATTTAATTGTTCCAGATAAAGATTACAGAAGAAGAAGAAGTTATGGTCAGCCACAAAAGAAAGGTGGTATTAAAAGAGCAGGTGATTTTTGGTTACCTAACAGACATGGTGGCTATACCTTGTTTGAGAGAAAAAAAAGAGCAGGCTTAAGACCAATATGGCATACAACTAAATATTTCAGATACGATGAGCCAACACTTCCATATTATGCTGATATGTTCCGCCTGTTAAGGAAGAAAGAAAAATATTACACAGGGCGATTATTCAGAAATCGTGTAAAGAAAAATCTAAAAAGTTTCAAGAAAAAATAATACTTGACTTTCTATATGTATACATTATTCTAGTAGTGTCATTAATACATATAGGAGGTAAATATGGCACAAGTAAAAAATAATTACTATTGGGAAAACGATACGTGGGCGGACATTGTCCATGAAAACGGAGAGGTCTTTGACACTAACCTATGGACTTGCGATAGGTCTGGTCGTCAATACATTTCTTTTTATGAAACTTTTAACGATGAAAATAGGTTGCGTAAAACTGATGGTGTTGAACCTGTTGCAACTTTTCGTGTAGTTGAGGAGGTAGCATGAATCTAGGTAATATAAATATAGAATCGAGATGTGCTATTTATGCTTTAGATATGGATTACGTTGGAACTGATAAATATATGGGTGTCGCTTCTTTTTGGGGGCATGAATACAAACATACTATGCGTGAATTATCTTATGCACAAAGAAGAAGAATACATAAGTATGGGTTAATGCGAGGAACAGATTTTATTAATCCAAAAAAATCTACTTGGCATTTAATAGCTGGCTTACTTAAAACAAATGTCAATGATCTTGTTAATTTAGAGGAGGTGTCTAATGAGTAAGCGATATGTTGTATGGGTTGGTGGTTGTGATGATTACTATACTGAATACAAAAGAGCCAAAGAACATTACGATAAATGGATTGAGCAAGGTTATGATGATGTTCATTTAATGGAGGTAGCTAATGGATAGAGATAAAGAATTTGTAAAACTACTAGACGAAATGTCAAAGACTAACAAGCCTTTAAGCGATTGGTTTAGAGGTGTTAAAGAAACGTTAGAAAAAGAAGAAGATTATGAAGACGAAGATTAAACTTTCTAAGCCTAGCAAAATGCCTTGTTACTCATGGTCATTACAAGCTATTGATACTTGTCCTGCTTCCAAAGGAGCAGATGGTAAGCTTGTTGATGCTTGTAAAGGTTGCTATGCTACTGATGGTAATTACAATTTCAAAAATGTAAAACAATCAAGAGACTTCAACAAAGAAGATTGGCAAAGAGCAGAGTGGGTATCCGATATGGTCGCCTTCCTTGATACTCAACGATACTTTCGTTGGTTTGATAGTGGCGACATTTATCATGTGAAACTCCTATTAAAAATATATGAAGTGTGCGAAAGGACACCTCATTGTAAGCATTGGATACCTACTCGCATGTTTAAGTTCAAAAAGTTTCAAGAGCCTTTGAATAGGCTTAACAGTCTACCTAATGTCAATATCAGATTCAGTTCTGATAGTGTCTTAGGAGAATTTACAGAGGGTGTGCATGGCTCAACTATCCTACCAGATAGAAGAGATGTGCATGGAGTCACTCGCTGTAATGCTTATCGGACTGATTATTGGGGTAATACTATCTCAGATGATGAGTTCGATAAGCTTTCTACTACGAAAGACTATGGGTTTTGTGGCTCATGTCGGGCATGTTGGGATAAAGATGTGCCTGTCATAGGCTATGTAGCTCATGGTAGAAAAATGATGAAGGTCATCAAAGATTTAATTGATGTCGTTCAAATTGTATAAAAGGAGAATTATTATGCTAACTATTAGCGACTTACGAAAAGGTGATAAAGTTTTACTAACTTCAATACCTTTTATATCTGACGAGCCTCGTAAAGCTACTATTTTAGAGAAGCCTAGAGGAACAACTGCATTTGTGGAAATCGAAGAAGTTGATGGGTATTTCAACGACTTTGGAAGCATTTACATAGATGAAATTTTGGGGAAAACCAATGATGATTTTGAAGTCATTGATGATGTTATACTAAGCGATAAACAAGCTAGTAAAATGCGTGAAATAAGAGAGGTGTTAGATGCCTAATGATTGTTATAATAAAATATCTATTTCTGGAGACGAGCAAGATATTGCGAAAATTAAGAAGCTTTTATCAAAAGGTAAAAGAGAAACAGCAAATGTTTTTAATTTTGCTAATGTTATTAAAGAACCAGATTGGGATAATACTCCCAACGAAGATGGTGAGCTTCCTGTTGTGGAAAAACTAGAGAGTGGTTTTAGCTTTAAAAAGTTTCCTTTATCTGGTCGTCAAGATGACAGGTGGTATGATTGGAATATAAATAATTGGGGAACTAAATGGAACTCTTATGATTGCACTTTATTAGAGGAAGAAAGTGATTATTTAGTATATGAATTTTATACTGCTTGGTCGCCACCAGAGCCTGTAATAGATGCTTTAAGAAATAAGTTTCCTGAAGTGCATGTCAGTGCTTTCTTTGACGAACCAGCTATGGAGATTGGAGGATATTATTAAGGAGATATTATGAAAAACGAAGTCGTATCAGAATATGGTACAATGAAAAAACGTAGAGCTACTATCGTTCAAACTAATAATGGTTTTAGAGTAGACCTTTATAAACGCATGGAGTTTGTTAGAAGTGTAGAATGTTATGACCATTCAGAAAGCTATGCCGAAAGGGTAGCAGAGAATTGGGTACTAGGAGTATTGTAATATGACTAAATATCAACTTGTAAAATTTAGATACGATAGCTCTAAAACAGAGCTTGAAAACTTTGATGAATGGTTTCGTTGTGCTAACGAAGAAAGGTTTAATCATGATGAAGAGCCTTTAAATCGTTGTGAAGCACAGAAACAATATGAAAACATGATGGGCTTTAAACTACCTTTTGAGGAGGGATTTGATGATTGATGCAAAAACAATCAACGAGAATATTCGTGAGCAGATTCTATGGGTTATAACAGACCTATGGACTATACCAGACAGAGAAGATTTGCTGTCTGATTGTATCGCATATGTCGAAGATATTATTTTATCTTTGGATAAACCAATAACTGATATTGATATCACACGAAGCACATGTTTGTTTTTACAACAACATTGCAGAGATGCTGTATCTTCTAGAGACTTAGAAGAAATGGAGAAATATCAAAACAGACACTAAGGAATTATTATGACAAAGAAAACTACAAAGTGGCTTAAATATATACCTAGAATTACCAAGTCTAATGTTTCTCATAGGAAACAATCTTATTGGGTAGACAAGTATGACTTTCAGCCATCATTCGAATTAGCAACTAATCCAGAGTTAATTGCTTATGTTAATTCTACTTTTTTAGGTTTGTTAGATGATAAAGAAAATTTATGTGAAACAAAATGTAAAAAGTTAGGCTTCAAATATGATGAAAACATTGTAGATTCTTTTGAGTTTTATATGACTAATCAAAAGGATTTAGAATGTCGATATTTTATGGAAGTGTAAAGTTTTGGCTCGACAAATAATCGGAGATATATCCTCAAATTATTTACCGAAAATCATTGATAGGTTTCAATGAGGGCAATGGGATAGCCTTAAATATCCTGCGTTGAGCCAAATTTATTGGAGGTATTATGAATTTAGATAGAGAAAGAAAATTATTAAATGCGTTAAATCATTTGTTGCAATATCTTATAGCAGAGTATGATGCTTGTGAGGTGTTTGTTATGTCAAACGAGAAACATAAGGCTATGATAGAAGATTTGAGAATTGCTAAAACTAACTTAGAAGATAAGTTTATTTACAACGAGGGTTTATAATATGGAACTAACTAAGAACGAATATGCGATTGCACAAGCTTTGTATAGCAATGTAGATATTGATAGCGTGTTGTTATCTTTTAGATATGTTAAATACGAAGAAGAAAAAGAAATAACTCAACGGCTAGTATCGGTCAGAGAGATACATCCCGAGTACATAACAGCTAGAGAATTTGGCACAGGTAAAACAAAAAGATTTACTTTGGCAAACATGGTCGAAGATTCTTGCAAAGTCTTAACGGAGGCAGTATGAAAATAATGAGACAAAACCACCCCGAAGCACCTTTTGAGGTCGCTATAAATTTTGACAAATCTCAACAAGAAACTTTTTATTCTTTATATGAATCAGAGTTTCTTCCTTGGAACGAAGCAGTTACTTGGAATGTTAGAGAGTTGTATGACGGAAGTAAGCTTTACATTTTTGATGTCGAGGTTTATGAATTACTAAACGATATTATTGAGAAAGTATTATGAATATATTTTATTTTTACGATTGCCCAAAGGCTTGTGCCCAAGCACAGCCAGATAAAATGCTAGTGAAGATGCCACTAGAAACTGCACAGATGCTATGCACAGCTCACCGAGTTTTAGATGGTGATGAGTATGCAGATGCCAATGGTCTTTACAAAGAAGCGTATAAGAATCATCCTTGCACTATTTGGGCCAGAAAAACATCTGGTAATTATGCATGGCTTTATGAACACTTTGATGCTTTGTGTTGGGAATATACTCATAGGTATGGTAAGACACATATGTCTGGAGCAAAACTAATGGATGCTTTAAGTAAAGTTCCAGACAATATTGAGCAAGGTGAAATGACACCTGTGGCTCTTGCTATGCCCGACCAATACAAAGAACCAGACGACCCTATACTTTCGTATAGACAATACTGCATTGCTGAAAAGCATTATGCACAATGGAACAAAAGTAGACCAAGACCTACTTGGTGGATTGCACCTAATTCTTGGACTGCTTAATTAGTCATCAATGAAGATGAAAATGCTTGACAAAATAAATTTTATCGTTTATTTTAGGAGCATAAAATTTAACCATAAGGAGTTAATTTATGGCAATATTAGAAGGTAAAGCTTATTGGGCAAGTGTAACAACTCCCAATACGACTTACGAACCTGTTTATACTGTAGACTTAGTAGTCGATGCAGATACTGCAAATGACTTTGAGTCTAGAGGTTTTCGTGTAAAGGACCTAACATTGAAAAATGAAGATGGTTCTCAAGAATCAGTAGGTAAAGCTATTGTTATTAAAAGGAAAGTTAATGGTGCTAACAATACTGTTAGACCAGCTCCAAAACTTTTTGATAAGAATAAGAATCCTATTGATACCATTGTTGGTAATGGCTCAACAGTCAAAGTTCAATACAATGAATGGGAGACTGAAAACAAGTATGGTAAGTTCAAGGGTTTGGACTTTCAAGCCATGCAAGTTATCGACCTTGTATCTGTTAAATCAGGAGACGGGGACGAGCTAGACCCATTTGGTGATGGTGAGGAGTTTTAATTATGATTATTAATTTCGATGGTAAATCATATGAAACTGAAAAGCTTACTGACCCAAAAGCTAGACAACAAGTTCAAGCTTATGTAAGTCAAATAGCTTTCAACAATCAAATGCAGATTAGTTTGCAAAAGTCTAACGACAAACTTCAAGAGGAGTTAAGACCTTTGTTAATTGAAGAAGCTTTGATTGAAGAGGAATCAGAAAGTTCTGAAGAAGATAGTAATGAATCTGACAAAGACTAAAACTGATTACTAAGTTTTCCTTTTATACTAGCCCTCTTCGGAGGGCTTTTTAATTAAGAATATTATGACAAGTAATTTTGTAAAACATCATCTTCCATGTTCCTCATGTGGGAGTAGTGATGCATTATCAATTAATGAGGATGGTTCAGCTAAGTGTTTTAGTTGCCAAGGTTTCTTCCCTAAATACGAAAAAGGTGATAAGGTAAATACGAGTATGCAAAAATTTAAACAACCAGAACGAGCACTTAACCTTGAAGGTGGTAAGTTTGCTCGGTTAAGTGACAGAGGAATCTCACAGGAGACTGCTCAGACTTATGGTGTAAGGATTATGTATAATGCTGATGGCACGATAGCTCAACACCTGTATCCTTTCTACATCAACAATGAATTATCAGCAATCAAAACAAGATACATAAAAGACAAACGTTTTACTTTTGAAGGCACGATTCAAGATACCGGTTTATTCGGACAGAATCTTTTTAAGGAGGGTGGTAAATATCTTACCATCACTGAAGGAGAGTGTGATGCAATGGCTGCCTATGAGCTTCTCGGTAGTAAGTGGGCAGTCGTATCCATTAAAAGAGGAGCTGGTTCGGCAGTAAAAGATATCAAAGAGAACATTGAGTATGTTGAAAGCTTTGACAATGTCATTCTTTGTTTTGACAAAGACAAACAAGGTATCGAAGCAGCGAAGAAAGTTGCTTCCATTATTAAGCCTCGTAAGTGTAAGATAATCAATCTACCTAATGGCTACAAAGATGCCAACGATATGCTTCTCAAAAACAAACACCAAGAATTTGTTAGAGCTTGGTGGGATGCTCAGGTCTATACACCAAGTGGTATCATTAGAGTTTCAGAGAAGAAGAAAGAGTTTTTCAATAGACCAAAGAAAGAAAGTGTTCCTTATCCTTTCGAAGGTCTTAACAAAAAACTTATCGGTATGCGACAAGGCGAGTTAGTTACTATCACAGGTGGCACAGGTCTGGGTAAGTCAAGTGTCACTAGAGAAATAGAACATTGGCTCGTCAATAAAACAGATGACAACGTGGGTATCATTGCCCTTGAAGAAGACTGGAGAAGAACAGTCGATGGTATTCTAAGTATTGAAGCGAATGCTAGGCTTTACATAGACCATATCCGGGAAGAGTTATCATCTGAAACTTTGGATGTTATGTATGAAAAAATCTTTGGTAAAGATAAAGTATTTATTCATGCTCACTTCGGGACTAACGATATTGAAGATATCTTTTCTAAGCTTCGTTATCTTATTGTCGGCTGTGATTGTAAGTGGGTGGTCGTAGACCATTTACATATGCTCGTGACAGCTCTGTCTGAGAACGATGAACGTAGAGGTATTGATAACATCATGACTAGACTTAGAAGCATGGTCGAGGAAACAGGAGCAGGTATTATTCTGGTCTCACATCTCAGACGTGTAGATGGTAACAAAGGACATGAGAATGGTATCCAAGTTAATTTAAGTCATCTAAGAGGCTCTAACAGCATTGCACAATTATCTGACTGTGTGATAGCCCTCGAAAGAAATCAACAGTCTGACGATGAAAGAGAGTCTAGGACGACACGTTTAAGAGTGTTAAAGTCTAGATACACTGGTGATGTTGGATTAGCTTCTTCCTTGCTTTATGATAAAGATTCAGGTAGACTAACAGAGTTTGATGAAACTGACTTCAGTGGTATTGATGATGAGTTTGAACCAGACATACCTTTTTAGATTATGAAAAGTTTAGTATTTGATATCGAAACAGATGACCTAAATGCTACAAAGGTCTGGTGCATTGTCGCTATAGATGAAAATAATAAAGTCTATAGCTTTCATGGCGATACCATTGAAGATGGTTTAAATCTTCTCAATGAAGCAGAGATGCTCATTGGACATAATATTCTTGGTTTTGATATCCCTGTCTTAGAAAAACTATACGATTGGACACCGAATGCCTCCATAAAAATAATTGATACTTTGGTGTTGAGTAGGCTTTTTAATCCTACACGAGAAGGTGGGCATAGTTTGGAGAGATGGGGTATCAAACTTGGAATGCACAAGCTAGAGTTTTCTGATTTCACAGAGTTCTCTGATGATATGTTGAAGTATTGTATCGCTGATACGAAGCTCAACAAGATTTTATTTCAAGCATTACGCAAAGAAGCTATGGGATTCTCGAAAGAATCAATAAACCTTGAACACGACATAACAAGAATCTTAACCAAACAAACTAAAGATGGTTTTGCGTTTGATTTTAAAGCAGCTACTTTTCTTATCAGTAAATTCAACAAACTTCTAAAAGAAACAGAAGACAAAGTTCACGAAACATTTAAACCAAAATGGGTAGACGATAAAATTGTTTCACCTTATACGAAAAAAGACGGTACTTTATCTCGTAGAGGATTGACAGATGAGGAATATAACTCTATAATAGAAGGTTTGCGTCCTAATAAACCTTTCATGCGTAAAACTCTACAGGAGTTTAACTTAGGTTCAAGAAAGCAGATAGGAGAATATCTTACAGACTTTGGCTGGAAGCCTAGAAAGTTTACTCCAACAGGACAACCTATTGTAGATGAAGCTACTCTAAAAGAAGTAGAGCATATACCAGAAGCAAAACTTATTGCTGATTTCTTACTATATCAAAAGAGATTAGCACAGGTCCAATCTTGGCTCGATGCGTTGGCAGATGATGAACGTATTCATGGTTCTGTTATTTCTACAGGGACAATTACGGGTAGAATGTCCCATAGAAATCCTAACGTTGCTCAAGTGCCTAGTGTA